TCCACTTTAGTGAAGATCAATATGATGAATACAGAGATTTAACTAGAGAAGATGCTAAACGTAAATTTAGATTAGCTCAAATTGAGGCTGAAGGTAATGATCCTGTTGAAACAGGTAAATCTTATGGTACACCTCATGATTTAGCTTCATTATATGGTAAAGGTAGAATGTACTCAGAACCAGGAAATGTTCCAGAACCAGATAAATATGCACAAGATGGTCCTGGAAGACCAGTTGATAGTACAACTACAAGAGGTAAACAAGATAATAACTTTGGTAAAGACCCATTAGGTGTAAAACGTATGAAAGATACGGATAGAAATGATGGTGATGGTAGACCTTCATTAAGTGAATTTGAAAGTCCTAAAGTTACTTTTTTGAAAAATAAGGAAATGTTTAGTAAGATGAATAAAAAGCGCTTAGTCTTTGAACAAGAAAAAGATGATAGTAAGCTACTTGATGAATCTCAACTAAAAGGTTAATATTTATAAATAAATATATTTTTGATGAAAATAAAACATTCAAAGTATAAGAATACAGGTATTCTTTTCGAGTTACTGGTTAGACAAATAACAGCAGATACATTAAAAGGTGATGATTCACCCGCTATTGATCTGTTAAAAAAATATTTTGTTAAGTCCGAATTAGGACGTGAATACAAACTGTATGAATCAATACTAAAATCTAAAGTAATTAATGAATCTAGGGCAACTTTATTTATTAATACTGCTCTTGATAACTCTAAAAGATTTAACAAAACAAGCTTAAAAAAGCAAAAATATAATCTAATTAATGAAATTAAAAACCATTATGATTTAGATACGTTTTTTGGGGCTAAAATCAAGAATTATAAAGAATTAGCAGCTTTATATACTTTAATAGAAGGAGTAAATGCTGAAAAATCTACAGATACTAAACAATTAGTTAATAATAAAATTACTTTATTAGAATTTTTAACTAAAAAAGAAGTATCAACTAAACAAAAAGATATAGTACTAAATGAGTTTAAAACTTATGATAAAGATACTAGAATCTTAACATATAAAGTATTATTAGAAAACTTTAACGATAAATATGATAATTTATCATCTGATCAAAAACAAGTATTAAAAGAATTTATTAATTCTGTTGATTCAACTCCAGGTTTAAGAAATTTCTATAATACTAAAATTGGAGAATTAAAATCTTCTTTAAATGAAGAAGCTAAAAATGTTAAAGATAAAGCGACACAAGTAAAAATTACTGAAGTAGCTAAGTTTTTAACTGAATTAAATAAATCAGATAAAGTAAATACTGATAATTTAGTTGATTTGTTACAATATTATGAATTAGTAAACGAAATCAAAATAGCAAATGGCAAATTACAAGTACAAAATTAGTGAGGCACCGTCTCCCAATTTAGCAAAACAAATAGGAGCTAAAATTGGAGATGTTACTTATTCTAAAGATGGAGATACTAGATTTACTGTAGATGCAGTAGACCCAGAAAGTGGTCAGGTATCTTGGAAAGTTGCAAATTTACCTAACTTTGACAAATTATTTGATGGGGTAACTGATGCAACTGTTACTGCTAAAGGTGTTTATACTAAAGTAAAAGATGATGAAAAATTTAGAGAGTTTTATGAAGAATTAAAATCAATTCGAAATAAAATCAGAACTCATTTACGTAAAGAATACCCAGAAGATTATAAAAGAATGACTATAGACGAAGAAACAGATATACAAGCACCAATTTCAAAAATAAATTTAGCTAAAGCTAATAATCAAATTAATAATTCTTCAGGTCTTGCGGATTATACATTAGATGTTCTTGATCAAATTAAAGATAAAGAACAAGACGCTTTATTTAATAACAATAATATTAAACAAGCTATTAACTTTTTAAAAAAAGCTAAAGGTGTAGAAGAATTATCTACTTCCGGTGCAGCTGGACCAATTCAAACACCATATGCTTTTAAATTAAAGAAAAAGAAAAAAGTAGATGAAGGAGTAGGTGCTACATTAGGACCTGGACCAGCAGCAGGAGAAGATGGAGTAAAAGATAATGCATATGTAAAGCAATTTAAATATAAATTAGTTCCAAAGAATAAAGATGGTACCTATGTACAGAAAGGTTCAGGACTCGAAGTAAAAAAACTTTATTAATATGTATAAGTATAGATTAGTTGAGCAAGACGACAAAGCATCACAATACCAACAAGAACGTATTGATGCTTTTGACGAGCTTGAAACTAGATTAGATAATATTAAAAAATTATTGCGTCAAGCAAAAATAGAAACTATAAAAGTATATAGAGAACAGCCAACTACTTTTGCTGTAGTAAAACCTACAGATTTAATAGGCGAATTTATAAAAGACATAGAAACATTATTAGAAAAATAATATGAAAACACTACAAGAACAATACAACCAAATCCAAAAAGGTGAAGGTCGTAAAGATTTATTTTTAAAAGAAGCTAAATCAAAATATCCAAATTTGATTTCAAATATTACTTCATTTAGCGATGCTGAAAAAATCCTAAAAAGTAAAAGTGTCATCAATGAAGAACTAGGTGGTGTAGTTACATTACAACCAGTAAACAAATTAACTTCTGAAGACTTTAACCCAAATAAACAAGCTTGGGAAAACAAGTTCGAACAGTTTTTAGCTGAAGCAGGTAAAAAAGAATTAAATCCTATTGTTGATACTAAAGTAGAAGAAGAAATCAATGATAAAGCAGGTGATGAAAAAATTAAAGCTGAAGAAAAAGAAACAGCTAAAGAAGTAATCAATACTCAAGATAGAAATTATGATTACTCTCCTAAAGTAGATAACATTAATAATGTTAATGCTCAGGAAATGATGAATGGTGTATACTGTGAAATTAAAGAAAACCCAAGCTTATCACTAGAAGAAGCACAAGCTAAAGTAATTAAAAATTTAGCTAAAGACCAAATGTATTATGTAAAAGAAGGTCAATTTGGAGTTGCGGGGTTAGGATACTCAGAACAAAAAGTTGAAGAAAATAGTGGTAAAACATATGGTGGTAGTGGATACAGTGATAAAGTAAAAGAAGGTAAAGCTGATATGGTACCAGTTAAAGAATCAGTAGACACAAAAATTAAATCTTTAATTAAAGAACATTTAGGTGGAGTTGTTACTACAGGTAATCCAAATTCATTAGCAGCACAATCAGGAAATGCTATTAGACAAATGATGCAAGAAGAATGGCAAGAAGAAGTAGGTTCTCAATACCATGATTCATTATATGCTGAAGGTGAAAAAAGACCTGATTATCCAGATGTAGATGGAGATGGTGATACTAAAGAACCAATGGAAAAAGCACTTAAGGATAAAAAAGAAAAAAAGAAAAAAGTAAAAAAAGAATCAATTGACTCTAAATTAGCTGAAATAGGTAAAGAAGCAGAAGCTGTAAAATTAGAAGCTCAATTAGATTATATCCATGAGTATATTCAAGAAAAAGTAGATAGAGTTGCTTCAATTAATGAAGATGAAAATCTTAAAGAATTAATTGATAAAAAGAAAATGAAAGACATGCAAAGAGAAATCAAGCTTTTAGAAAAGAAAAAAGCAGCGATGGAAAAAATCTATGAAAAGTCTTGTGGTAAAAAATATTCTAAAAAGGAAATGGTAGATGAAGTTAATGACGAAGCTGAACTACCTATGGATGAAAGTACAGTAAATGAAGGTACTTCAACTCCAGAAATGTCTGCTGCAATAGCTGAAATTAAAGCTAAACTAGAAGAAGGTGGTTACCCATTTGATCAATGTTTAGATGATAATGAACCTAAATACGGAAAAGAAGGAGCAGCTAAAATATGTGGTAGTATTAAAGCAAAACACGGAGAATAAAATGAGTAGAAAACTACTAATAGAAACTCAACCTCTTAAATTTTCCCCAAAAGTACTAACAGAAAATGTTAGCAAGGAAAATGGTAACCTTATTGTTGAAGGCGTCTTAGCTACAGCAGAGGTTAAAAATGGTAACGGTCGTTACTATGCTAAAGAGTTGTGGGAAAGAGAAATGGATAAATACCAAACTCTTATTGATGAAAGAAGATCAATGGGAGAATTAGATCATCCAGAATCACAAGTTATAAATTTACAAAATGTATCCCATGTTATTACTGAATGGGGTTGGGATGGAGACCATGTAATGGGTAAAATAGAAATATTACCAACACCATCAGGAAAAATACTTTTAGAACTTATTAAAAATGGTGTTACAGTAGGTGTATCATCTAGAGGAATGGGTTCATTAGAACAAAGAGGTAATGTAATGGAAGTACAAGATGACTTCGAATTATTATGTTGGGATTTTGTTTCTACACCATCCAATCCAGGATCATTTATGGGTGTTTTACAAGAAGGTAAACAACACGTAGAATATGATTATAATAAAGTTAATAGTGTAATACATGAAATCCTTTGTTCTAAAGGTTCTTGTCCAATTCTGTAACTTTAATAAATACTCATATACGTATAACCGCAATACACCATCTCTTATATGGTGTGAATTAATAAATATTTTCTATTACGATTCTTAATAATCGTATTTCACAAACTTAAATTTTGGGATTATGGCAACAAACAGAGATTTGCTAAAGGAAGCTATTGCTGATGCTAAAACCGTTAAGGAAACAGCTATCGCAAACGCTAAACTTGCTCTAGAAGAAGCTTTTACTCCATTCTTAAAAGATCAATTATCTGCTAAATTGCAGGAAATGGATAAAGATGAGGATGATGTAAAAGAAGAAGTAGAAGCAGTTGAAGAAATGGATGCTCCTAGTTTTGAAAGAAAAAATTCTCCGGCTGGTGATTCTTTAAAAGATCTTGCGCCAAAAAAAGTAGGTCAATCTACAGTGCAAGAAGATAAAAAAGAAGAATTAGATGAGGAAGAAATTAATCTTGATGAACTATTAGCAGAGCTTGAAGATTCTAAAGAAATTGACGAAGCAAAAAAGGACGACGACAAGGAAGACGTTAAAGAAGACGCTAGAACTGACGCCGAAGAAGAAGGCTACGAAGATGGAATGAAGGACGAAAAAGAAGACATGGAAGACGAGGAAATTGACCTTGAAGATATGTCAGAAGACGACCTTAAAGGATTTATCGAGGATGTCATTAAAGACATGGTCGCAGCTGGAGAAATCGAGCCTGGCGATGAATTCGTAGAAGACGAAGTTGAAGTTGAAGACGTTGAAGACGTAGAAGTTGAAGACGACGTAGACGTAGACATTGAAATCGACGAAGCTAAGAAAAAAGAAGGTGAAGAAGTAAAAGAAGCAAAAGAAGAAGAAAAAGTAGACGAAGGCTACAGTAACAAAGACGGAGATAAAGATGATTCCCCAACTGAGAAAAAATCTCAAAAAGGAAGATTTGCTAAAAACGGAGATGTTTCTGAAGAATTAGAAACTGCTTTAGCTGAAATTAACTCATTGAAAGATGAATTAAATGAAGTTAACTTACTAAATGCTAAATTACTTTACACTAATAAAATTTTCAAAGCGAAAAACTTAAACGAAAGTAAAAAAATCAAAGTGTTAAAAGCATTTGACAAAGCGAAAAACGTTGAACAAGCAAAAACTATTTTCGAAACATTGAATGAAGGAATTACATCAAGTGTAACTACTCCAACAATCAATGAATCAGTTAAAAAAGGTGCTGCTTCAAAAGCTAGTGGTTTAGAACCAAAAGCAACAAAACAACCAATTATCGAGTCTAATGATGTTTATAACAGAATGAGAAAACTTGCTGGGTTATTGTAAAATTAAATTAAATTAAACTTTTAAAAATTATTAAAATGAGCTTAAATTCACTATTAGAAAGTGCTAACACTTACCAAAACATGCAGTCAGATGCAGCAAGGTTAGCAGGAAAATGGGAAAAAACAGGTCTTTTAGAAGGTTTAGATGGTGCACACAAATCAAACATGGGTATTATCTTAGAAAACCAAGCTAAACAACTTGTAGTTGAGTCTTCACAAACTGGTGGAGGTGCTGCTTCAAGTGGTACTTTTAGTTCACAAACACAGGTTAACATCGGTGGTCAGTGGGCAGGAGTTGCTTTACCTTTGGTAAGAAAAGTATTTGGTCAAATCGCAGCAAAAGAATTTGTTAGCGTTCAACCAATGAACTTACCTTCAGGTCTAGTATTTTTCTTAGACTTCCAATACGGAAGCGACAAATCACCATTCTCAAGTGGTTCTTCTTTATACGGTAACAGTATAGGTGGAAACAACTTCGGGAACGACAGCGAAGGTGGTTTATACGGATCAGGTAGATTCGGATATTCAATTAACAACACACAGTCTATTTATTCTACATCATCTGCTGTAGCTACTGCTACTTTAGCTGATATGGATTATGACTCTGCTTATTCTTCAAGTTCAGGATTCCCTACATTTGATAAAGTAAGTGTACCAGTAGCATCACTAGACTTCTTAGATAAAGAAGGTGTTAATGCTTTCCAATTCGGTACAGGATCTTTAGATTTTATCGCGAATTCACTTGTTGGTAACCAATTGTCTCAATTCACTAAGTGGGATGAAGATGCACAAGTTGTTAACTTTATCGTAAGTAAATCATTTGGTGTAGCAGTTGATGATACAAACACTGTTTGTTACCAACTACAACCAACTGATAGATACAGAGGTGATTTTGAAGATGGAAACCCAGAGCCAAACAGCTTGAACTCTCCATCAATCTCAATCCCAGAAATCAACGTACAGATGAAATCATCTGCTATCGTTGCTAAAACTAGAAAATTGAAAGCTGTATGGACGCCAGAATTCGCACAGGATTTAAATGCATACCATGCATTAGATGCTGAAGCGGAATTGACTTCTATCTTAAGTGAGTACATTTCACTAGAAATTGATCTAGAAATTCTTGATATGTTGATCAGTAGCGCTGCTGCTGGAAACGAAGTATGGTCAGCTGAAAACAACGTTAGTATTACTAGCGCTGCAGGTGCTCAAACTAACTTAGGATTCTACAACTCTCAAGGACAGTGGTTCCAAACACTTGGAACTAAAATCCAAAAACTAAGTAACATCATTCACCAGAAAACTTTAAGAGGTGGAGCAAACTTCCTAGTATGTTCTCCTTCTGTAGGTACTATCCTAGAATCTATTCCAGGATTTGCTGCTGACACTGATGGAGATGCTGCTAAAGCAACTTACGCTTTTGGTGTTCAGAAAGTTGGTCAGTTAAACGGAAGATATAAAGTTTATAAGAACCCTTACATGAAATCTAACGTAGTATTGTTAGGATTCAGAGGATCTCAGTTCTTAGAAACAGGTGCTGTATTTGCTCCATATATTCCATTAATCATGACTCCTCTAGTATACGATCCAAATACCTTTACACCAAGAAAAGGTCTATTGACTCGTTACGCTAAGAAGATGGTTAGACCAGAATTCTACGGAACAATTGATATCGCAGGTTTAAACACTCTATAATGAGTAATTAACCAAGATAAATAGAAATTAGGCCGAACGTTAGTTCGGCCTTTTTTTTTCATATTTATAATAAAATAGTTTAGATATGAACATACCAATTTATGATGGTTGCCCTAAATGGGTAGATAGTGCGGTACCATTCGGTTTTTATAATTCGGATAATGAGTTTACAACCGACGCAGTAAAAGTAGCTAAATTTTGTGCTGCTAGATTAGGTTATCCTTTAGTAGATATCGAATTACAATCTGGATCATTTTTTACTGCTTTTGAAGAGGCTGTGACAACGTATGGTAACGAATTATACGCGTATAAAATACGAGATAATCAATTGTCACTCGAGGGATTAACCACTGGGTCAAGCTTAAATCAAGCGCTTATAACACCGAGTTTTGAACCAATCGTTAGATTAACTGAGCAATATGGTGAAGAAGCAGGTAGCGGGGGTAATGTACCTTATTATACAGGATCATTTCATTTAACATCAAGTCAACAAGATTATTCATTTAGCACTTTCATTTCAGAAAGTCAAATAACTAGCTCATTAGGTACAGGTTCAGCAGCTTATGGAGATAAAGTTATTGAAGTAAAAAGAGTATTTTATCAAGAACCCTACCCAGCATCTGCACGTTATTTAGATCCTTATAATGGATTTGGATTTGGAGGTGTATTAGCAGCTGGTGTAATGGGTATTGGTGGATTTGGAGATGGATTAGGATATTTAATGGCTCCACTAAATTATGATTTAGCAGTAATACAGCAAATTGAATTAAACCAACAAATAAGATTAAATAATTATTCATTTGAAATTAAAAATGATAAATTAAGAGTATTCCCAATTCCAAGTTTTAATGATGTTCCTTCTGGATCAGTAGGACCTCAAATTTGGTTTGAGTATATTATACGACAAGAAAGAATAAATACATCTGTTAGTCAAGAACGAGATAAAGTTACAAATGTATCAAATGCTCCATATGAAAACCCAACATACGAATTTATTAATTCAGTAGGTAGACAATGGATATTTGAGTATACACTAGCATTAGCAAAAGAAATGTTAGGTTACGTAAGAGGTAAATATAGTACTATACCTATTCCTAACGCAGATGTAACACTTAATCAATCAGATTTAATAGCAGCAGCTACAGCTGAAAAAACTGCTTTAATAGAAAGATTAAGAACATATTTTGATGAAACATCTAGAATGGCTTCTTTAGAAAGAAGAGCAAATGAAGCAGATTCTAAAATGAAGGAATTACAACAAGTCCCTTGGACTATTTTTATAGGATAATATGGCAATGTATACTGGAATCAGAGATTGGTCTCTGATGCGACATTTAAATAGAGAGGTTATGGGTAATATTATTACTCAGCAATGTGCTATTTACCAATTTAGATTAGAAGAAACTAAAGTTAATATCTATGGTGAAGCAGCTGAGGAAAAATATTATAATGGTCCTTTCCTATTTAATGTTTTAATGGATAGAGGAGATCAAGAATATGGTGAAAATGTAGAAGGTATTCAATTTAACCAACCTATTAATTTTTACTTTTTAAGAGATGATTTAGTAGAAAAAGATGTTGTTCCTAGAGTAGGAGATATTATATTATTTGAAGAAGCATATTACGGAGTACAAAGTACAATTGCTAACCAATATTGGGGAGGTAAAAACCCTGAATATCCTAATAATGATAGTGATGGTACTCCTAACCCACTTAATCCAGGATTAGAAAAATTTGGTAATAATGTTTCAGTATTAGTATCAACATATTATATACCAGCAGATAAAGTAGCAATTTCACCATATCAAGAAAGAATGTAATGGCAAAACCAAGAAAACCAATACCAAAATATCAATTAACTTTAAGCGAGAATAAACATCAAGCTTTTAGAGGTATAGAAGACAGAGGGATTCAAACTAATCCTAATGATGCTAATATACCAGTTAATCCAAATTATCAAGATACAGGTATAGCTATTAATAGATCTGCTCAAATGAGTATGAAAGGTGATTCTAGTAAACAATATTCTATTGGTATTAAAGATATTGATGAAGCTATATTTTATTATTTTATAAATCAAATAAAACCTTTTGTATACCAAAATGGTCAACGTAGAGAAGTACCTGTAATTTATGGTGCTCCTGAAAGATGGAAATCATTTCAACGTGATGGGTATTATAGAGATAAAAAAGGTGCAATTATGTTACCTATTATTGTAATTAAAAGGGACTCAATAGCTAAAGATAGAACAGTAGCAAATAAATTAGATGCTAACCAACCTAACTTATATGGTAAATGGTCTAAACAATATAGCCCAAAGAATTTTTATAGTAATTTTGCTACATTAAATAATAGAAAACCTGTAGAAAAATTTCATGTAGTAGCTCAACCTGATTATGTAACTATGGAATATAGTTGTATAATTCAAACTTATTACATGGAACAATTAAATAAAATAATTGAAGCATGTGAATATGCATCAGATGCTTATTGGGGTAATCCAGAAAGATTCCAATTTAGAGCATTTATAGATTCATTTACTACTGCAACTGAACTAACAACAGGTAAAGATAGATTAGTTACAGGTACTTTTAATATAAGATTAAGAGGATATATTCTCCCAGATACAATCCAACGAGAATTAAATTCTACTAAAATTTATAATTCAAAAGCTAAAATTACTATTGGAACGGAAACAGTAAGTAATATAGAAGATGCGGATCAACCTATACAAAATCCAACTGATGATCATAGAAAAAGAAATTTAAGAGATCTTCAATAGGTGTATTTTTTTAATTATTTATATATATTTATAACCAACACAAAATTTATTAGACATTATGGCAAATAAAAAGTTATCAGAAGAAGAAGTTGCAAAATTAAAAGACTATCAAAATGATACAAATGAGATAGTAGGGGCATTAGGACAAATTGAATTGCAATTTGAACTATTGGAAGAAAAAAAAGAAGAAATATTAGAAAAGTTTAAAAAACTACGAGTAGATCAAAGTAATCTAGCCAAAGAACTTACAGAAAAATATGGTGATGGTAATCTTGATTTAGAAAAAGGAGAAATCATCCCAGTAGAATAGTTTTTTGAGATAATTTTTAATATTTATAATAAAACAAAATAAATATAATATATAACAATGGCAGAAACATTAATATCTCCGGGTGTATTAGCAAGAGAAAATGATCAGTCGTTTATTGGATCAAGACCTGTAACTTTTGGTGCAGCAATTATCGGACCTGCAGTTAAAGGTCCTGTGCAAATTCCAACAGCGGTATCTTCATTTTCACAATATGAGGCTATTTTTGGAGGAGCAGTAGAAAGCGGTTCCCAATATTACACATATCTAAATTCTATCGCAGCAAGAAATTATTTTGCTCAAGGTGGTGAATCATTATTAGTATCAAGAGCAGTATCTGGTTCATTTACATCAGCATTTACTTCAGGTAGTCAAGCAGGTCCAAACGGAAGTGGTATCATGGCTAACGCTTGGCAAGATGCAGCAGCTACTCAATATCAAAAACAATCATTTGTTTTAAAAACAATCTCTGAAGGTGAAATTATGAACTCTTCAGGTTCGTTAAATGCAAATGGTTCATTAGAAAGTGGATCAGCTGATAACCTAAGATGGGAAATTGCTTCAGTAAATACATCATCAGGACAATTTTCATTATTGATTAGACGTGGTAATGATGTTAATAATCAAAAAGCTATTTTAGAAACTTATAATAACTTATCATTAGATCCAACAGCAGTTAATTATGTTGGTAAAGTAATAGGAGATACTTATTATAGTATAGAACAAGATGGTGCTGATTACTATGTAAAAACAAATGGTAATTACCCACGTAGAAGTGCTTATGTTTATGTAGATAGCGTTGGAACACCAACACCTCAATATTTTAATAATGATGGTTCAATTAAAGCAGCATTTACAGGAAGTTTACCATTAGTAGGATCAGGTTCATTTGCAGCCGCTACAGGTAAAAACGTAATAAACAATAATGCTAAATTTAATGAAAATATAGAAGCAGGTAATATTCAGGGTATTAGTCCTGATGATTACACAGCTTCAATTAACATATTAACTAATAAAGATGATTATCAATATAATGTAATATCAGCTCCTGGATTAATAGGATCTTTACATTCATCACAAGTTAGTTCAATTGTAGCATTAGCACAAAGTAGAACAGATTGTATCTCAGTAATTGATTTAGTGGGATACGATTCAACAATTAACTCAGTAACTACACAAGCATCTTCATACGATACTTCATACTCAGCTACATACTGGCCTTGGTTACAGACAGTTGATGCAAATACTGGACAAACAGTTTGGGCACCAGCTTCAGTTTATATACCAGCAGTATATGCATTCACAGATTCTTCTTCAGATCCATGGTTCGCACCAGCAGGTCTAATTAGAGGAGCTTTAGGTAGTGTAGTAAGAGCAGAAAGAAAATTAACATCTGGAAACAGAGATACTTTATATGAAGCAAATGTTAACCCAATTGCAACATTCCCAGGAAGTGGAGTTGTAGTATTTGGACAGAAAACATTACAGAAAAGAGCAAGTGCTTTAGATAGAGTAAATGTACG